AAATTGATTGCAATATCATCTTGTTTTTGTAACTCAGTATAACAATCAACCTCACTCATTTGTTTTCTTTCTATCTGTACCTCTTGGTGTTCACCATTAGGAAAATTAAATAGAATAGTTATTAGTAATGTAAACTCTTTCATATCAGTATTTTATCAGACTTGTCTTGATTTGTCAACCCCCATAAAGTGTAAATATGTACTCATTATAAACTTAGGTTCTTTCTTAGGCATCTCACCCTCGTGTGGAAACATCCACATTGGTGGGAATACAACCACACTACCTTTTTCTGCTGGTACATATGTCTTTTCAAATTTAGTACCAGCTTCACTATTATTTAAATAAAACAACAATGCAAGAAACCTCGTGCAGTTTTGTATATTACCAGCGTCAGTATGCCAAGGAAAACTACCCTTATTAGGTTCATACCTTTTTATCCTAAAACCTTCTAATGCAAATGGTTCTGGGTGTTGATTTGTTTTATCGTGCAACTCAAAATAATGGTCTGTAACTTTATAAACTATATCTTTCATATAGTTTGTAAGTTTATGTTGAGTATCTATTTCTACTTGTGTGAAATTACCATAATCAATAGGTTCATATGATTCATAATATTTCAACAAGTCATTTACCAAATCATCTGGTAAAATGTTCTTGTATAGTTGTATCATTCTATTATTCTACCACCTTTTATTTTACAACCTTCTCTAGGGCCTGCAATAATTCTTCTGGTGATAGGAATCTCTTCATACTCACCAATAAAATCACCAGCAAAAATACCAGACTCAAGATAGTTATTCAACCACCTAATATATCCTCGTGCATTAAGAGCTTTAACTCTTTCTTGATTCTTTATTTTGGTATCTACTCCGTGTCTTCTTGATGCCTTTTCAGAAGTTGATGCGATATCTTTTTGTGTTTTAATCCATTGTCTAACTTTTTTCATAGACATAAAACCATCATCTGGTATTGCAAGTACCTTCGGTGAAATGTTTTTATATTGTGGTGGATTTTCTTTTAGTCGTTTTTCTCTTGCAAGTGCAAGTCTTTCAATCGCAGCCTGTCGTTGTTCTTCAGACATCTTTCGTTTTGCCATTATACCTCACTAGTTAAATTAATATGTGGTAGTTAATGTTTACAGAGGCAACTACCAAACCTCTTGCATTTTTGTTCTTTTTTTTTAATGTGTTTAAGAACTGAGGGCACCCCCAAGACAATCCACACCATTATAATAACACATATTTTTTAAAAGTCAACCCTTTGACAATTTTTTCATTCTTAACTGATTATCAATCCATTGTTTTGCAATGTAATTATTGACCTTTTTGGTTGCAAGTTTTCTAATTGATTTAAATACTCTATTGAATACATTTTCTTTTGCATTGTTATTATCTACAACAATAAAGTTTTTACTACCAAATAAATTCTGAAACTTACCTATGTTTGATTGCACATTGTTCCAATATGTCTTAACAATATCTAATGGTAGTTTTCTATCTCTTTGATTATTTCTTTCTATTGCAGTATCTAGTGAAGTATTAACAAAAATCATATAAGTATCATAACCCATTTGTTGTAACAATCTTTTTTGTTTTTCTATTTTACCATATTCTGCACCAGTACCATCTATAATCATACCAAGTCTACCAGCAACAAAATTCTTTTGCATTTTAGATGTAACTTCTTTTGCTCTTTTTCTTATGACATCTCTTTCAAGAGATTTCTCTGGACTCATATCCCTAAAGTCTAAATCAAAGTCTGCATCTTTTAGTAATTTTTCAAATGCATTATCAGAGTTTACAACTTTCAGACCGAGCCCACCAGTGGTCTTTCTTACTACAAAAGATTTACCACTACCAGGCCCGCCTGCTAGAAAAAATGCTTTGAATATATTAGGGTCATATACACCCTCTTGTAATTGGTCAAATGTCTTCACGCTGTTCTTCTTCCTAAAAACTTTCTCGTTCTTGCGAGGTAGAGTTTACTTACCTCCGTTGTTAAGTCATTCACTTCATTATTTAGGTATCGTTCTTGTTTCTGAAAATTTAGTGTTCTTAACTTACGAGTTTGTTTATTAGTCATTTTACTTCCTTTAAATTAACCTCTTAGGGTTGGGTGGTAGATTGTTTGAGTAAGGTTTAGTTACACTATCTTTAATAACTGTCGCTTGTATTGTATGTTTTTTTGGATTACTAAAATCAAAAGTGTGTCTTAACCTTGTAATAACATATCTACCAGTTAATCTTTCATCATATAATTCTTCATCTTCATTGTCAACATCAGTTTTTGCTTTATATACATTCAATCTTATTACATCTGAAGCTTGTATTGATAAATTACCTACCATATCAATAGTCATACCCATTCTATCTAAAAACGCCATCTTATGATTTCTAGTTAATAAATGGTCACTTATTGAAGATTCTTCAAATGGATATATTGTATTGGGATAAGGATTAATATTGTGAACTGAACCTTTAGGAGTATTAAATCCAGATGTGGATTGTAAAGTTAAATATGAATCGTGAAAATCTTCTACTGTTTTTCCATCTTCATCAACAGAACTTGATATCGGAAATACTGGATGTCCAGTTTCACCGATACTAGTTTCTATGTCATTTTTTTTGGAAAACGCATCAGAGTATCTAAACTTTAAATCGTGGTAGGTTTTATTGTATATGTCGTGTAATAACATTCTTGAAGAATACATTCCATTCATTGTGTTTAATAGTACACTATTACTTATCATACTATCGTTTTCTACTTGTCCTAATTGTCTGACAATATTTGCCTCTAATTGAGATGATTTAGATGGTTTGTTATCATAAGTATCTGATGTTCCTAAAGTAAATGTTGTTTTAGTGTTTTGTCTATTAATCATATCAAAAGAAAAAAAATGTAAACCTTTTGTAGTTTCAAAAAACACGAATGGTGAATCTTTTTTTGTCTTAGCTCTTTGTGCAATCATCTGAATTGCAGTTAAAGGTCGTAAATTAGGTACAACAATTCTTTCTAAACCAACACTATCATCAGTTAAAAATCTTTTATCACTACCTAAAAATTGTTTTTCTTTTACCAATCTACGGACTATTTCTGACATATTACCAGAGAAACTTTGTGAAATTCTAGTTCTAGAATTTTTTACATATTCTCTAGATGCAAGGGTTAAAGTTACAATTCTACCTTGTCCCTCATTCGTTTGTCTTACTGATGTTACTATTAATGGGTCTTTTGTGAAATCTAATGAAACCTCCTCAGAAGAAGGAGTGATTAATTTTAAATAACAATACTCATTACCGACAATACCATTTTGTAAAACTAAATCATTTGTGTCTGAGAAAGTTATATTTGCAGTTAAAAAACCTCGCATTATATCTTCATATACACTTACAACACTTAACACACCATCAAGGTCTACATCAGTTCCGTGATGTGTTTTTAAAACACATTCTTCAACTTCAAATGAACCACTATAATTATAATTGTCTTGTGCCATTATGCATCACTTTGTAATAAATTTCTTAATTCTTTCCTAATTTGATTAACAAATTCTTTTCTAACTAATCTTATTTTACTATATTCGGTTTGTAAATTTTCTTCATACTCTCTATTTGTTACTGCACTCACAGTATCACCACTATGTCCAGTAGAATCTAAACCTATATTTATTTTCACAGTTGTATCACCAGACTTTTGACTTATTTCAAAATGATGTGTTGCAAGTGGATTTGTATATTTTTCACTTAGATATTCTTCAAATGCCCTAACACTCATAGGCCATTGATGATACCTATCAACTATATTATTTGCATACAATACTAACCAATGCAATTCTGCACTACCATAAAAATCAAATGCAACATCTTCTGGTTTTTCGCCTGGTTTGACTTGATAAAAATCATATAGTAAAATATTGTCTTTTACTAAATCATTAATTTTAACTCTTCTTAATAAGTGTGTAAACAGTTTTGGATTACCATCACCAACTACATCATATGTTAATGTTTCAAAGTTCTGAAAGTATGCCATTAGAATCCTCTCGCTAATACATTATTCTGTGTAACTATTTCTAGTTCTTTAAATTGAAGTGTCATCTCGGTTTGTACTGGTGGAGCCTTCATACCATCTGGTGCTCCTGCCTCTGCCATAGATGGGTCAAATGTTTGATATCTATCACCACCATATTTTACATTCATATTTTCCAATACACAAGTTGATATCTTATTAATGTATTCATTTTCTTTACCATCACTCATCATATATTTAATATCAAAAACATCTGGTGTAACAAATGTTCTTGATGTTGTTACATCACCAGCAATCTCTGGTAACATATGAAATTTAAATCTTCTTATGATATTATAAACTGCTTTTGCTTCTTGATAACTTTTTGGTAAAAATTTAAAATTAAATGTAAAACTTCTTTTTGCTAAACCAGAAAATATTAATTCTAATCTATTGTTAACTGCTTTACCAGACCTACCAAATAATATCGCTTTAAAACCAGGCGCCATTGCATCTATTGTTCCAATCGCAGCCTTTTCTGCTAAACCACTTTTCATAGTTGTGTTAAATGCATTACCGATTTTTTCAGCAATATCACCATCCGTCCCTACAAATTCATCTACTGCACCAGCAGCAGTTTTTGCACCAAGTCCAATATTTTCATCAGTATATTGTGGTGCATATGTAACCTCAACAGTTGGTGGCATAAACAATTTTATCAAACTTTGTAATCTAGAAGTGGGTGCTCTTGCAAATGTTTGGTTTCTAATTCTTGCACCTTGTTTTTGGATTCTTTTAACTTCTGCTGTGCCACTAATAAATGGGTTAAGACCTAACTCTTGTGCGGCTCTACTTGAATTTCCATCTGATAGTGTAGATTGTGCTTTTTGTGATAATGCTGGAACTAAAGTAAAAACAGAACCATCTCTACTTACAACAACATCCCTTGCAACAGTAGAATTACTTATTAGTGAACTAATACCAACCACCTCATCAGCTGTTGCTTTAGGTAATTCACCAAATTTAATTGCACCTACATCTTGTTCTAATATCTCAAATTGAATATGATGTCCAGCTGGTGTCCTACCACCATCATTACCAGCATTTAATGGGTATTGTAAAATTTCTTGATTGAATTTACTTTGTCTAGTGTTTTGGTCAAGACTCACTCTTTGTTTAAATGGGTCTGCATTAAAATCATTTGTCAAATCCTCAGTTGAGGGTTTTCCCATTGCAATGTCTTTGTAATTTAGAACCATATAAATATTCCTATGAGTTATAGTGGTCGTTATATTCCCTCTAACACTAAAAAGTATAAAGGTAATCCTACTACTATTTATTACAGAAGTTTGTGGGAACGCAAATTTATGGTGTATTGTGATAAAAATCCTAGAGTATTAGAGTGGGGGTCAGAAGAACTAATAATACCTTATCGTCTACCCACAGATGGTAAAATCCACCGATATTTTCCAGATTTCTATGTAAAAGTCAAAAGGGCAGATGGTAAACTAAGAAAAATGATTATAGAAGTTAAACCTAAGAAATATACTGTTGAACCTAAAATACCTAAAAGAAAAACCAAATCATTTGTAAAAGAAGTTTACGAGTGGGGAAAGAATACTGCAAAATGGAAAGCTGCAAGAGAATATTGCAGAGATAGAAATATGGATTTTGTAATATTGACCGAAGACCACCTCAATCCCAGTTATAAATATAATAAATGAGTATATTTGACGAAATATCAAAGTTAAGGAAAAGTGGTAAAGAACCATATCAATGGTATCGTAATCGCATAAAAGAACTTGGTACACCATCTCAAGCACAACTCATAAGAGATGGAAAGATAACTGGTAGGGTCAATTTTGGTGCGTTGAATATGTTTATATATGACCCTAAATTGAAAAACAAATTACCATATTATGATACATTTCCATTGGTATTACCAATAGAAAGATATAGAGATGGATTTTTAGGAATAAATTTTCATTACTTACCATATGCACTTAGAGCTAGATTATTAAGTCGTTTAGACCCAAATGCAAATTATAGTGCGTTGAAAAATGTAAGACTTGTAAAACCAACTTTGAAAAGATATTTAAACAGTAATGTTAGAAGTAGATTTAGAAAATTAGAAGAAGAAGATTTTATGACTGCAATTATGTTACCAGTACAAAGATTTAGAAAATCATCTGCAAGTAAAGTGTGGTCAGATAGTAGGAAAGTAATCTAATGGTATTTTCATTAAGAGATTTTAGAAGTTCTTTATATGGTAGAGAACAAGCACAACAAAATAGATTTGAGATATTTTTAAAGTGTAAATTATTTACTGGTGAAAGTAATCGTTATGTCAGTTTAAGAGCAGAAAATTTACAGTTTCCAGGCAGGACAATTCGTTCTGCACCAGACGATAATATATACGGCCCACCAAGAGAACTACCTCAAGGTGTTGGTCAATATGCAACATTACAAGCAACATTTTTATGTAATGCAGATATGTCTGAAAAAAGATTCTTTGAGATGTGGATGAAAAACATCTACAATCCAATAAACCATAATTTAAATTATTATAATAATTACATTGGTGAACTAGATATTTTTCAAATGGGTAAAGGTAGTAATACAGTTATACCATTTAATTTTTTTGCATTTACTGGTGCGAAAGAAGAAAAGACAAGTTATGGTGTTTCAGTAAAAGAAGTTTGGCCTAAATCTATTGCACCTCAAGATTTAAACCAAGCATCTACTGAATTACAGAGAGTGACTGTTGAACTCGCATATAGAGAGTGGCATACTATCAAAGAAGAAGGTGTTGATGATAGTCTTGCAGATAAGAGTTTAAGGTTGAGAGGGTCAGATATATATATTGGGGATGATTCCAGATACAGTATCATAAGTCCTAAAGGTGTTCTTTATGATATTCTTGGTAAGTCTGGTGCATCACCGACTGCGATTGCAACTGCTGGTTCAGCCGCAGATATAATCACTGGTGGTGTTGGTAATACTATCGGTAAATTTGTTAGATAAAGGAGTACATTATGGCTTTGCCTAAATTTGAAGTGTCAACTTATGACATAAAACTACCAATTTCTCAACTAGATGTTAAGTATAGACCATACTTAGTAAAAGAGGAAAAGAATCTTATGATTGCCAACGAAACTGGTGAACAGAGAGATGTTATAAATGCAGTTAAAAATCTTATAGAAAATTGCACTAATAATACTATAAAAAGTGGTGTAATACCTATGGCAGATTTAGAATATTTATTCGTAAATATTCGTGCAAAATCATCTGGTGAAACTACTAAAGTTTCAATTAAATGTCCAGATGAAGAAAATACATATGTAACAAAAGAAATTAATCTTACTGATTTGACAGTTGATAAACCATTACCAGATAGTAATTTAGTTAGGTTAGATGATAAAATTGCAATAGAGTTTAGATATCCGTCTATTGATGATTTATCACACTTAAAAGATTTTAAAAATCCTACTATGGAAGATTTATTTAAAATTATTGTTAATTGTGTGCATAGAGTTATAGATGGTGAAAAAGTTTACGAAAAAACAGACTTTAATGAAAAAGAATCTAAAGAATTTGTTGAAAGTTTATCGTCAAACCAATTTAATAAAGTAAGAGAATTCTTTGATAATATACCAAAATTATACAAAGATGTAGAAGTTAATAATCCAAACACAAATGTTTCTTCAAAAGTTAGACTGGAGGGTTTGAATAGTTTTTTTACATAGCTCTTTCTCACGATACTCTTGAGAACCATTTTAAAACAAACTTTTCGTTTATGCAACATCATAAATACAGTTTGACAGAGTTAGAAAATATGGTGCCTTGGGAAAGAGAAATATATGTAGGATTATTAAACGAACATATAAGAGAGGAAAATGAACGACTTAAACAACAACAAAATACCTAAAACAGTTGACCCAGAGGTCGCTAAAAAGGATTTGAATGGTGATGGACACATCACTCAAAAAGAATTGGAGATGGATTTGGAATTTAAAAGAAAAGAATTAGAAGATGCAGATGCCCGTAGAGATGCAATGAGAACTATGACTTGGTTCGCATTGTTGGGTATGTTGTTTTATCCTAGTGGTATATTAATTACTGCAATGTTAGGACAAGACACAGCTGCAAAATTAATCGCCGATATTGCACCAACATATTTTGTTGCAATCTCAGCATTAGTCGCCGCATATTTTGGTGCAAATGCATATGCAGATAAGAAGAAAAAATAATGGCTGATATTACTTCAAGAGACTTTCAAGAACTTATCAAAAGACAAAAAGAAACTACTGATAGTCTACAAACTATTATTCAACAGAATGAGAGGGCAGGTACTCCTCGTGAAAGATTTTTAGATAATGCTGCTGAAATTTTAAATGATAGTAGACTCGCAGATGTTAGAGAAAGATTTGATAAAAAAGAAGGTACAACAGAAGTTGATGAAAAAGTTGAAGAGGTTAATGAAACATTAAAAAACTCACAAGTATTAACTGTACAACAAATTACTTTACAAAAAAGAGAACAAGAAATCGCTGATAGATACGACCAAAGATTTATAGATGTTGAAAATGCAATAAAATCTGGTGAAGTGAGTGAAAAAAAAGGTGTTAAACAAAGAATAGAAATTGCAAAAGCACAACAAAAAGAAACTAAAGATTTAACTCAGGCACTAACTGTAAGTAAAGAAGATAAAAAAGATAAAGATAAATTGTTTGCAAAAATTGCTAAAGGTATCAAAGACCTTCCTAAAACCTTTTTAGATTTTTTTACAGCACCAGTGGGAACAACAATTAAAAGTATATTCGCAATTATAAAAAATATATTTACTGGTGGTCTTTTACTCACTGCGTTATTTTTATTACAAAAATTTATTGATAGTGATATGTGGCCTAAATTCATTGAGGGATTGAAAAAAACTATCCGTGCAACGATAAAATTAACTAAAACATTTTTTGGTTATGTTGAAGATTTGTACAAAGTATTTCAAGAAGAGGGTTTAACTGGTGTTGCAAAAAAAATATTTAAAGATGCATATGATAAGTTCGGTGGTTGGACAAAAGGTTTTCTTATTACTCTAGGTTTAGCAATCACTGCCTTTGGGGCTGCAATCATTTTTGCGATAAAAACTGCAACAAGAATGGTCGGAGGACTTGGTGGAATGATGGGTTTTGGTCGTAAAGGTGGTGGGAAAACACCAAAAACATCAGTAAAACCAGATGCTCGTGGAACATCAAAGATGGATATGGGGAAAAAACAAGAATTAAAAGGAAAAAATGTTCAAAAAATTAGAAAATTTGCTGGAAAAGCTGGTATTGTAGGTACTGCCATTACTGGTGCCTTTGCCCTTATGGATGTAAAAGACTTAATGAAAGCAAAAGAAGAAGGTGATAAAGAAGCAGAATCTATTGCAAAACAAAGTCTAACATCTACTGGTGGTGCGTTAGGAGGGGCTGCAGTAGGAGCCGCAGTTGGTTCTTTTGTTCCTATTATTGGAACAGGCATAGGTGCAATAGTTGGTGGTATACTTGGTGGTCTTGGTGGTGATATGGCAGCAGGTAAATTATTTAAAACTGATACTCAAACCAATAAAGAAATTCAAGAAAAAAATCAAAAATTACAAGCAGAAGCAGATGCAAGAATACAAAAATTAGATTTAATGCTTGAAAAAGGAACAATAACTAAAGAAGAACATATTAAAAGGTCAAATGAAATAAATAAAGAAGCTGCAGAACAAGCAAAAGAAAATAATAAAGGATTAATTCAAGAAACACAAAAAAATAGTTTGAAACAAGAAGAAAAATCAAATGAGATGATTGCATTACTAGAAGAAAATAATAAATTACTTACAGAAAATAATAATAGAACTGCATCATTTGTTAATACTGGTGGTAATACTAATATTACAACTAATCCAACTGAACAGAATATAGTTGTGGACACAAAAATTACAGATAGTTTTCATTCACAAATTTTAAGACCACAATTTGGTTAATCTTTTGGTATCTTTCTGGTACTAATTCCTCTACATATATGAACAGGCACTTTCTGACCATCTATCTCTTCATATTTTACTAATATCATTTCACTCCTCCACATCACCACTGGACTTTTATATGGTATTGCGTGTTTCCACCTAGACTTAGGTTTAGGCCAACGAGTCCATTTAAACTTCTTCATATTGTTGTTATGAAATCAATAAAGGTTAATAGTGCAGATAATATTATGACTAATAAGTAAATCCAGAACCAGTGACTTCTCATTAACTTGAGAGGTAAATCTTGTAATTTCATTCTAATGCTCCTATGGATTTCAGTGGTAAAGGTTTACCTAGATTATCACATACAAGTTCACCATCAACAGAACCAGTCATTATACCTTTTCCACCATCATTAGTGAAACGAACTGGTTTGACTTCTTTACCATTCAACATTCTTTTGCGATTCTGTACCTTTTCTTTCGCAAGTCTATTTCTATTTCTACCAACCATTTACTGTCCCATAGCTTTCCAAATAACATAAAATACTACCCATAATGAACATAGTGAACCTACACCTACCATTACCCACATAATCATTTGTTCTCTTTCTCTCTTTTTCCTCGCAATCGCTTCTCTTCTTTTCTTTCTAATGTCTGCCTGAATTCTTAATACTTCATTCCAAGCGTTAGGGCCGTGAGATAAGTTAATAAATGTTCTTAACTCTTCTTCCATCGCTTTAACTTTTTTCTGATGTGCAAATATTTCAAGTGCCTCTTCTTCTACACTCATACCTTTTGTTTTTGCACTTTTTACTTCTGTATTGATTTTTTCACACGAGGTCATCCATCTACCGATATCTCCGTACATAGATTCTACATCTCGGCCGACTTCAAAACCTTTTTTAATTGCGTTGAAGGCGGCAGTTGCCATACCAAATGCTGAAATTGGGTCTACCATTTGCCTCTCCTACTACTATTTATAAAAAATCGTGTGGATAAAAAAAAGGGTGTCACAATAAAGTAACACCCTTTAAATAAGGAGAAACAAAGGAAGTTCTTAGGCTTCTTTTGCAAGTTTCTGAAAGTAATCTAAACTATCATCACTCTCAGTAGAAGTTGTTTTGACAACATTGTCCACATAAGACTTGTCATCTCCGTCAACTTCTGTCTTAGGAAGTTCTACATCTTCGGCAGAACTTGTTGTTGATTGAGTTCCACTTAGAACATCGTCAAGACGATTTTTGAGTTCATCATAAGTCTTAAAGTTAGATGGTGCAGTAAACTCTTTTAAAGAGTATTCTGTCTTCCAAATCTTATCTAATTCGGAATCATCTTCGTTTAATTTTGATGGACTATCAAACTCTGACTTGTCGTAGTTCCAATATCCGTCAACCTTTCTGATTTTCAATTTGAAGTTTGCACCTTCCCAGAAATCAAATGGATTTACTGGAGTTTCATCTTCAAACTGAGGTTGCAAAGCTTCCATCAATTTATCATAAATCTTCTTACCATATCTGAATAAGAAAACTTTACCTTCATTTTCTGGGTGCTTTGGGTCAGACACTACATATATGTTTGAGTAGTATTGTAGTTTTCTCTTTTGTTTTCTAGCGATTTCTTTATCACTTTCAACACCAGAGTTCCACAGTTGAGAATTATATTCTGAAACTGGGTCTTTTTGATTTAATGTAGTTAGTGAGTTTTCAATGTACCACTTACCAGTTGGCCCTTGAAATGCGTGATTCCAAAGTTTTGCCCAAGGCATATCTTCACCTTCTGGTGCAGGCAGAAAACGAATAACTGCATAACCATTACCAGACTTATCTAGTTCTGGTTTCCACAATCTCTCGTCTACATATGATTGTTTTTCTACTGGTGCATTTTCTGATTCAACTGCAGCCA